ACTATAAAGATTCTTCTACATCAAATTCAAATTGATACAACAATGCACCATCATTAGCAGTTCCCACAACACCAAACTCTTGAATATCATTTGTTAAATGTACAGTAAAAGGAACATTATCATAAGTAACTGCTGAATCATCTGCAAGTGCTGTAAGTAAAGGTGGCTCTATTGTAACTGTTGAAGCATTACTAGAAGAAGTTACATCTGCTACAACCATATATACTTTATTATGTGAAGCAAATTTTAAAAAATCTCCAGCCCTAAATTTGTGTGTTCCATCGTTATTGTGTCCATCCATAGCAATCGTTGTATCTCCTACTGCGTGAACACCATTAACTAATACTGTTCCTGATTCATTACCTCTGGCATCTTCTACTTCTGGTGGGATTATAGTAAAGTTTTCTTTGCCTGATCTTTGTTTGATTATAAAAGCCATCAACTCTCCATAAACATCTGATCTAGTTGCTGTAACTATTCTAACTGTAAATGCAAATCTTTGATTGTCTATTTGTCTAGCAAGTTTCTTACCAGATACAGTTTTTGAGATAATAGTATTTTGAATAGACCTTATTCCTAAAGATTCAAACTTTGCAGAAGATATTGGAAAAGCACCTGACATTAGATTAAGTTTTTACTCCCTCTTTCATTAACTGCATTATTAATTAATTGTGTAATAGTTCCTCTTGATCTTACAAGTAATTCTTCAAAGCCAGAAGCATCTACTGTGTTAATATTAAAATTAACTGTTGTACTTCCACCATTTCCTGTGCCTCTAGCTGATTGTGTTATTTGGCCTGATGAGTTAGGTATAAATAATTCTGCACCTTGTTCTCCAACTACGATTGGTTGTCCTTTAGATACTGCACCACCTTTTGCAAAACCAAAAACTTTACCTATTGTTTGTAATACTCCACTACCACGACTTATTTGAGATTGGAATATTTTTTGTTTTGTTTTAGCTTTTTCGATTGCTAACAATACTGTTTCTCTTGCAATAATTTCTATAATAGTTGATAGAACTTCTACTAATAATGTTCTAGCTAAATCTTTAAATGTAGTTTTTAATTCTTTACCTAATACTATTGATTCTGCTAATCCTCTTGAAAAACCTTTAATACCCATTTCTAAAACTTTAGAAACTAATAATGCAGTATCAGTTAATTTATCCATATCTTTTTTTATAACATCTGAAATTTTAGTAAAATTATCTTTTACTTGTACTAGACTTTTGTTTGTTTCCTTTAAAGCACTATTAGTATTTTCAATAATATGTTGATATACTCCAGCACCTATATTTATTTTATCTTGTGTTTTACCTATCTCAATATTTACAAAAGGTATTTTGTTTAATAAATGTATTAAATCTTCATAGGTAGTTCTTAAAAAATTAACTGCCTTACCTACTCCTCTAACTGCTGATGCAAAACCTTTAACTGCTAAAGTTAAAATAAAACCAATAGCATTTGCAATAGCTTCAAAGTCTTTTGAATTTTCTTCTATAAATTTATTTAAGTTACTAAATTCTTTTTTAAGTGTATCAAAAAATTGTGCACCAGCTACATTTTTCTTAAAGTTAAATAGTTTATCTCCAAGCATAGATAGTGTTCCTGTAAAGGTTGTTGCAAGTTCATCTGTTGCATTTCCAAACTTTCCACCTTTACCAAATACTCTTTCAAATGCTTTTATAGTTTCTTCTGCTGTTACAGTTGCACCAGCTTTAAAACCAAGCATATCTCTAACACCTTTTTCTCTAAATATATCTGCACTAGCAATACCACCAGCAAATGATCTTTGTATTTGTTCTCCAGCAGTTCTAAAATCTATTCCTGTAACAGATGCAACATTTCCTGTTATCTCTAATATTTTTGCTAATCTATCTGCATCTCCCGAAACTACTGCTAGGTTTCCTGATGCTTCTTGAATTTGCTCTAGTGAAAAAGGAACTTTACCAGCAAACTCTGACATTACTTCAAATGCTTTTGCACCCTCTGACGCAGAACCAAATAACTGTTTTAATCTAACATTTAAATCTTCAATACTTCTTCCTGTAGAAACAAAAGATTTTGCAACAAGTCCAGCACCTAAAGTAGCAAAGGCAGTTCTTAAATTAAATACTGCACCTCTTAATCCAGCTAATTTACCTTTAATACCATTAAAGGCTTGTTTAGTTTTATCTTGTGCTAGTATGTTTATCTTTAAATTTTGTGCCATTATATTTTAAATTTCTTTGCTTCTGCTAATGATTTTTCTGTTTTATATTGTTCTTGCTCTTT